CAACTGCGTCCTCCACAAGAGCTAAAAGAGACCTTAGAAAAGATGCAAGACAAGATAAACGAGGTTCAACATTTAATAGATACTGAACACGATTCTTAATTAAAAAATAAAAGTTATGAAAAAATTAACAGAAGAACAGATCCTAGAGAACTTACAAAAGTTTTACGGATATATTGACAAGTACATTACCTCTGACAGGAAAGATGCCTTACTGGAATTTTATAAGAGTAGAGAAGTTACCTTAGCTATTAGTCCAGCATCCACCAAATTAGCACATCACAACTGTTTTCCAGGAGGATACGTTGAACATGTTAATAGAGTAGTTGAAGCCTCTTTAGTTATGGATAAAGTATGGGAGCGCTTTGGTCAGAAGAAAGATTATACTATTGAAGAACTAGTATTCTCTGCAATTAATCATGACCTTGGTAAACTGGGCACTAATGAAGAGCCTTTCTATATTCCTAACGATTCTTCATGGCATATAGAAAAGCAAGGAGCACACTTCAAATACAATGGTAAGATCACTCACATGAGAATTGCTGATCGTAGTTTATTCTATTTACAACAAGCAAACATAAGCGTTAGTGAAAATGAGTTCTTGGCAATTAAGTTACACGACGGTCTTTACGAAGAGGCCAATAAGTCTTATTACATTACTTATAGTGCTGATTCTGAAATAAAATCTAATTTACCTTACATATTACATCAAGCCGATTTAATGGCTTCGAGAGTAGAAACACAAATTTAAAATGACTGGAATAATCGCAATCATATTATGGTTCGCCACAATTTTTGGCGCTATGGTATACAATCTTTACAGAAAAAATAAACGTTTAGAAGAGATAGTACTTAACCAAAGTAGCTTCGTTAACGATACGTTGTCTATAATGGACGACTTCAATGCTCTAGTAAATAAAATAGACATGACAATGTGGGTTCAATCTGACCCAGAATTATTACAATTATTTGAAACTATAAAAGCAGTCCAAGCTAGAGTTCAACAATTTACAGGAAGAAAATAATATGGCAGAAGATATACTTGTGGAACAGGAACCGGATATGGGTCTTACCATAAAAGGTACACCCAGAATTAGAAAGCCAAAAACAAAAAATGTTTACTTCACTTCGGAAACTGAGGAAGCTATTTTAAGATATCGTGCTGCGCCTAATCAAGCTTTAGCAAATCAAATATATAATAAAGAGATTCACTACGCTTTTTATAAATTAGCCGAGAATATTATCCATACTTTTAAATTCTATTACACAGAAGTAGATAATATAGAAGATCTTAAGTTTGAAGTCATATCTTTCCTTTTACAAAAATTACACCTTTACGATCAATCAAAAGGTAAAGCGTATTCTTATTTTGGTACCATTGCAAAGAGATATCTAATCATTTATAATCAAAAGAATTATAAGAAAATGATCTCTAAGGTGCAAGTAGAAGAGATAGATAACGCAGAAAAAACTCATGAAACTTTAGTTCTTGAGGCTGAATCATCTGATATTAATAGAGTCTCTGTTATAGATCAATTCATAAAGCACGTCGACGATAACTTAGCCACATTATTTGACAAAGACGGCGAGATTAGGGTTGCAGATGCCATCTTAGAGGTGTTCAAAAAGAGAGAAAACATAGACATTTTCAATAAGAAAGCTCTATTCATATACATAAAAGAGATCACGGACTGTCAGTCAAATACCATTACAAAGGTGATCAAAAAGCTAAAAGTAGTATACAAGGAAGTGTTGGATCATCACATTGAAAACGTTGACCAGTAATATTTATTTAAAAATTAGTATGGAACTTGAAAAAGAAATCTTCCCTGGCAAGACTTTGGCGCATTTGGTGGAAGAGGTATACAACAAGCACAAGTCTCAGGACTCAACAATAAAATCAGAGATATTACGTTTGGCAGATATGATTGAAGGCCCTGGTGATGCTATCGTTTTGGTACCCATGATCAAGGGCTTATTAGATTCTAGCCTTAAGAACGACGAAGTTTTGATGAAAATACTTAGTGCTTTCCAAAAGTCCGCGGATGCAAAAGACAAATCTGTTGAAGATGGAGGACTTTTAAGCGAGAAAGATATAGAGCAATTAATGAGCGAGGTAACTTCAATAGGAAACGGAGCTAAACAATTACCAAAAGCATAATGGGGGACAATTACAAAACAGGAAGATCGCAAGGATCAAACGCTGCAACTTCTGGCTTTTTCTATGTTATAGGAAGGGTTAAAAGTATTGTATTGTCTGATTTAATAGAAGGAACTAAAAATGCAAATCCTGATTTTAAAGGCTTTGGAGATATTGGTAAAATAAGTTACGAAGTTTTATACTCTAGTTTGACTACAAGTAAGAACAAAAACATTAGCGACTACGCATATCCTTTCTTTAGTTTTATTAATCAGTATCCACTGGTAAACGAAATAGTAATAATATTTCCTGGGCCTAGTGAAAGTCTAAACGACGATTTTCAATCAAAGCAGTTATTCTATTTTCCTCCTTATAACCTTTGGAAATTTAATCCCAATCATAGCGCTTTTCCAAATATGTTAGAGTACCAACAATTTTTATTGGACTACTACGCTTCTCATCCAGATATATCAGGTCAAGGCGATACTAACTTGGAATTATTTTTGGGAGAGTATTTTAAAGAGACAAATAAGGTTAGAAAGCTAAAACCTTTTGAAGGCGATATTATATTAGAATCTCGTTTTGGACAATCGGTAAGATTTGGAAGTACAACTTCAAAAATAAAAACATCTAATTATTGGTCAAGCCAAGGCGCCCAAGGAAGTCCAATAACAATGATAATAAATGGTCAAGGCGCTCCCGAAAATACAAAAGACGCATTCGCTCCTACATTGGAAAATATAAATAGGGACTTGTCTTCTATATATTTAACAAAAGATCAACAAGTAGTAATAGAAGATTTGAATAATTTTGACTTTAGATCTTTTCGTGGAATTGATACTCAAGCTCAAGAGAGAACAGACAATGTAAGAATATCTAATCCACCTATAATATCTAACGAAGAGGTAGACGCAAATACTCAAGATAAAAACGCAATAGGATAATATGATAGATAAATTAGAATTTCCATTTACTGGCCCACAGGTAATTTTATCTTCAGATAGAATTTTATTACACTCTAAAAAAGATGCAATAATTCTTGCAGGAAAAAGAGCGGTATCTTTGTGCTCTACAGAAACTATTAATCTAGACGCAAAAGAAAAAATTATATTGGATTCTGACATAGTTGAATTAGGCCACGAGGCTCGAGCGTTAGGAGAAAGTTTGGTTTTAGGAAATAGTCTAGTTCTTCAATTAACTTTATTTTCAGCGGCATTACAAGAAATAGGAAGAAACTTGGGAAGAGTTGGAGAGAATAAGGAAAATATAGCCAGATCTATAACGGTAATAAAAAATCAAGGTTTAGAACTACAGGCCGCTGCTACTCAATTAGAAAATTCTTTACAAACTGTGCTTTCTCAAAATACATTCACAAGATAGATGGCGAATACTCCTAACTACGACGCTAGACAAAAAAGGCAAGAAGCAAGACAGCAAGAAAGAGCTGATTTTAGACAGCAGACTAGGGCTAATCAGGCTAATGTAAAAAGAGAAGCAGGAGAAAGGGGAGCTGACTATATAGAATCTGCTGCATCTGGTAATCAAGCAGATCAGTTAGCTACGACATTTAATTTACAGCAATTAATTCCCGACGAAGATCTTTCTACAGGTTTGGAAAGAATAACTGGTATTATTTCTAAAGCGATTATCGGCATAAAAAAGGGAATTTCTAAAATATTTTACGGGAAACCATCGAATCCTAATGCTGTATTTCCAAATCCATTGGACATGGGATTGGTTAAGATTTTAAACTTAATAGCTAGTATAGATTTCTGTGCTATATTCAGTTTTGCAGCAAATCAAATACCTGATAACTTACAAAAATTTGATCCTAAGAAAGCTCCACCGCCAACTGCTGGATCTTTGGAAAAGAAGAAATTCCAAATACAAAAGCTAGCTTACGAAATACAAACATACATAGATAAATTTATGGCTCTTTATGCAGGATCTACGACTGTATCTAGTTTCATATCTAATAATCCTCAAACTCAAAGAGAATTAAAAAATCTTATAGCGCAAGTTACTTCAATATTAGAAGATCTAAACGACGTAAATTCTTCTGCTTCATTAGTAGATCCAGAATTCTCTCAAGCTTTTCCTCAAGCAATTATAACTAGCAATTTTATAACTAACGCAATAGGTTCTTTAAATAGAAAAATAGATTTAAGAACTTTTACAGACGCTGATTTTACAACTACTATAGACACTATTAATAAAATTAGATCTGTGTGTATAGTTATTCAAGCTTACAACGATCCTAAATCAGTTTTACAACAAATAGATACACTAACAAAAGGAAAAATTAGCGAAGCACTAAGAAACTTTGATAAAATATTAGACCCTAAAAAAGCTGTTCCTTTTGTAAATTCAATAATAAAAACAGTAAAATCGATAGTTAAGATTATAGCGAGTATAATCAAATACATCTCTTTGTTACAATTGGTAATTAGAGTATCGTTACTATTGATAAAGATATTCTACAAATTAAGAGCTTTTTTCTTTGGAATTCCAGTACCTCAAGTATTCAATACAGTTGGAGTGCAAACAGCTATATCTGCCACTTACGAAGATATAATAATGAACTCAGGTTTGGTCTATTTCTTAAAAAGAGTGGCACAGATAAACGAAATTCTTACTTTAATTAGAAGCCTTTGTGCTTACATACTAAACAACGTAGTTATAATAATTCCTAAATTGGAATTGATAGCAAGAAATTTAAATAGCTGCGACAGTTGTGACGAGGATTTAAAAGCAGATTTGAATAACACAATACAGGAATTGAAAGAGGGAGCAGACGCACTTCAAAAATATATGGACGATTTTTATAGCGCTGAGAATAACAAGAGCAAGACTTATGGAGACTTCACTATAGAAATATTAACAGAAGAAACAACCGATCAAGCTTTGACTATAAAAAGAAGATTTGGTATTGGTTTGGATAAAAACAAGACAAAGGTAGTTCAGTCTACTCCTACTTATGCTTCCGACGATACCATTATAATAAATGAAGTTAAGTTGTTATTGAGCGCTGGAGGCTATACCAATAAGTCTGTCACTGGAATGAATCCTTCTGATCTAGTTATCTTAATAGAAGCGTCGGCAAACCTAGGAGATCCAGATATAACAATAGACGATTTAGACGTTACTTCTATTCTTAATAGCGGATTGGACGATCCTGATAACGAAAATGAAGAGAATGGATTGGGTCTTAATGCCTTTGCAAACAACCTTCCAGGAGGTAAAAAATTAAGGAAAAGAATGAGAAAGTTAATGGCAGCTTCAATGGAAAATTTAAAAACAGATTTAAAGAGCACTGACCCTGGGCAAAAATATAGTTCAGGTATAGTACGTTAATTAAAAAGAAAGTATCATAAACCAATATTTATAGGATATGGCAAAGACGAATCAAGTAGATTTACTAAGAAAATTAATAAGGGAAGAGGTTGCTAACGCAATCCGCCAAGAAATGCCTACCATTTTAAAAGAGATTCAATCCTCAAGCACTACTAAAGAGGTTATAAAAGAATCTAAGAAGGTAAAACCAACCTTACCAGGCACACTGAATTCACGACCAATGCGTCCCAACCCTAACTTCGCTGGCAATCCTTTGGCAAACATGCTAAACGAGACTGCTATGACAATGGGTGATATGGACGACATGTCTTTTAATACTTCGGACATTGGACCTGACTCCATAGGAATAGACCCAACAAGCTTCTTTCAACCAAAACAAGTGGCTGTAGGAGACGTTAACGGTATGTTAGCAACAGCAAGACCAAGTTCTGACCCAAGTATGGTACAGATAAACGAGGTACCAGACTTTTCGGATTTAATGAGCAAATTAAAAGCTAAAGGCGCTATATAATGGCATACAACTTAAGACAAATATCGCAAGACGATTTGAGACCTTCTCAAGCAATAGGTGTAAAAATCCCATTTTCTGCTCCTATAGCATTTGCTTCTGTGTACAGTACAAAAGAACAGACCAAGTATAATTTGATAAACTTCTTATTGACCGATAGAAGAGAGAGACCTTTTAACCCCACTTTTGGAGCAGGTTTAAGATCTAGATTATTCGAACAAATAGCTCAATCCTCTTTAGAAGACATAAAACAGTCTTTAATATCTCAGATAGAGAACAACTTTCCTAATGTTTCTATATCCGATCTAAATGTTAACGGAGATCCTAATACTAGTTCTATAAGAATAAAATTTAGTTATACATTAAAAAGCTCTAAAGAAACAGACGGTGTAGTATTAGAAATACAAAACGCTTAATTATGCAGAACAACAATATAGATATTAAATACCTTAATAAGAGTTTTGGTTCTTTCAAAGCCGATTTGATAGAATATGCTAAGTCTTACTATCCTACAAACTACAAAGACTTTAATCAAGCGAGTCCTGGCACCATGTTTATTGAAATGGCTGCATACGTAGGAGACGTTTTATCTTTCTATTTGGACAATCAATTACAAGAGACTTTTTTACAATACGCAAAACAAAAGAACAACTTATACAGTTTGGCTTATATGTTGGGTTATCGTCCAAAAGTAACAAGCGCAGCGATCGTTGATCTTAAAGTATACCAACAAGTTCCATCTAAAT